AATGCGACATATTTATAATCGGGCTTATGAAAAGTCTTCATAAAATAACTCCTAAACCTTGCGAAATGGCCTTAAAAGCCATTTGTTCGGCAATTAATTAAAAAAGTATTGGGACCATGCGTAATAATTTATTTTTTTATTTAATTAATTTAAATGTATTAATATCTCCCTCGTGGTCCGAGCTTGAGTCTGACCTGTCTAGCCGTATTCGTATTAATCATGCGTGTTTGCTGAACACCGTCTGTTTCGAAAATGAATGTTTGTCCACCATTATTTGTACCTGCTTGGATGGAGGCGGTTGTAGCCGCTGATGTTACCATTGCCGTTGAGGGTTGAATAGGATAGGATGCAGTATCATTCATGGCGAATGACCCATTAGGAAAGATCGAAGCACCTTGGGGGATAAACATGAGTTCTGGCCCTTTTTCCCCCACGAGTGCGGTGTGTCCAAATGGGTTATTCAAAATACCATTCGCATGCGCTAAAATAGGCCCACTTGAGGAGGTGTAGCCCGGAATGTCATTCCAACCTAGTCCCCATATGGTATTTGCCAATACATTATGAATAGCATTCCCGATTGCATGCGTAGCGTTGGAAACTCCAGAGGCTATGCCATTCATGAAATCACTACCTAATTGACTTGCTTTCGAGACAATGCCTCCCCACCAATCAGTAATATTTTTCCAGAGCCCGCCTAATGGCCCTGAGAGGTATTTATTCCAAATACCTCCGAACACTCCTGATACGGATTGCCACATCTTATCCGCGAATCCTGCCACTTTATCCCATTGTGCCTGTAGCCAGTTAGTCGCTATTGTCCATTGCGTAGTGATCCAATCCCCTATTTTAGAAATCCACCCCGAAACCGTGGTGTAAATTTTGTTCCAAGCGGCTTCTGCAAATCCAGAGATTTTATCCCACTGTGTTTGCAACCAGCCGGTGATAATAGTCCATTTATCGGTGATCCACGTGACCACTTTCGTGATCCATGTAGATATTGCGGTGTAAATGAGGGTCCAGTAAATTGTCACAGTCTGACTGATTAAATTCCAAACAGAGGTCCAATAGGTAACTTCATCATTCCATATTTTGGTGATAAACGCGATTGTTTTGTTTATCCACCCAGAGATAGTATTGTATGTATTGCTCCAAGAAGTTTCCACTATTTGTACGAGTTTGGTCCAGGTAGTAGAAAGCCAAGTAGCCGTAGCCGACCAAGCTTTCGTAATTCCGTCACTAATATCGGTGAATATTTTCTGGATGTCTGCTACAGCAGCACGGACGTACCTGTTATGGTCATAAATCCATTTACCTACATCTTCTATCCCCTTTAACCCCGCTTGGAATCCCTTAACAGCGTCATTTCCCCGATCTTGAAACCATTTGCCTATCCCACCAAAAAAAGATTGTGTTTTTTGCCAGCCATTTTGTGCGCCATCGCCTGCTTGCTGAAATCGATCGTGAAACCAATTCCCGATATTTGAAAAAGTGCCCGTTATTTTATCCCAGATACCGGAGAAAAATTGTGTTACCTTATCCCAAGCAGAAGTTACGCCATTCCACGCCTCAGTGAATCGATCATGAAACCATGTACCAATACCGGAAAATACCGAGCCTATTTTTGCAAAGACACCTTGGAAAAACGAAGACACGGCACCCCACACACCTTGCAGCCATGTGACAATTTCACCCCAATGTTGAATGGCTAAAATTATGCCTGCGATTACCAAAGCTACGACCACACCAATCAGGATATAGGGTGCAGCCGTGGCAATAGCTGCGGCGGCCACTGTCCATTGTCCAGCCGCCCAAAAAGTAATGAGTCCAATCATCGTAGGAATCATGGCAATAAAATCAGCAACGCTGGAAACAAAACTGGTTATTTTAACGGCTGCAAAGGCTACCGTAAGACCGCCGAGTGTTCCGACTAAAAGATCCCCTGCTACTTGATTATTTGTGAAAAAGTATGCAAGCTGTGACACCCAAGTTACTAAATTTGTAACAACTGTTACAACCCCGCCTACCGCTGTACCAAGTGTCCCCATAATTGGTGTTAAGATATTGGATTGTGTAATCCAATCCATAAATCCCACCACAATTGGCATGACATTATTTATTAAATTTTCAAATGCTATGCCTAATGGAATTAATTTGTCAATAATAGGTTTTAAAAATGCCGTAAGAGCATTAAATCGCCCACTCAACGAATCAAGTGCAGGTGCTACCAAACTAGTCATCCAACCTGCGGTTACGGTCAAGATGGAATTTAACTCGCTCAATGTGGGAAGAATATAGGGACCAATGGTATCTCCAAATTTTTTGGCACTAGCCCCTAGTTTTTCGAGTGAAGATATGATTCCTGGTAAGGAACTATTATTGTCAGCATCGACAAAAATGTTTTTCCAACCTTGCGAAACTTCATTAAAAAAGGTCAGAATATGCGATCCTACCCCTTGGATATTAGCTAGCGCACTCCCAATGTCACCAAAAACTTTCGCTATTTGTTGCCCTGTACCTTTAGCAAAATCCTGAAAGGCTTTGCTCGACACTAAATTACCAAGAACGGTTAGCCCTTGCTTTGCCGCGTCAAAGAGTGGTCCGGTAAATGCTCGTAAAGCCCCATTTACATTATCTTGTAGTGTGGAGAGTAACCCATTGAATGTCTCGGATTGCGCTTGCATCCCACCACCAAAGGTTTGCTCCATGCCTTTGCGCAATGCTTCAATACCATCTTTGGCCGGGATTAATCCGCCTGAAACCATATCTTTAATGGTGGCGACAGGCTTACCCATTACATTGGATAAAATTTGGAAACCATTTATGCCCACGCTTGTAAGCTGCATGAGATCTTGTGTTTGGATTTTACCAGCCGCATTCATTTGCCCAAAAACACTGACTACTTGGTCTAGGCTAGCAGCGGTATTTTTACCAAGACCAGATAAACTATCTCCAATTGCTGTTAAAAGTGGTTGGGTATCTTTCAACGGGATTTGGAAAGCGAGTAGTTTTTGCGTCGAGTCAGCGAGTTCTGGAAATTCAAAAGGGGTAGAAGCTGCAAAAGCAGAAAGTTTTTGTAATTCATCATCAGCCGCTTTTGATGAACCGAGCAATTGAACAAAAGCTGTTCTTGTTTGCTCCATCGAAGCATTTCCTGAAAGCAACGTATCGAATAGACCTTGTGCCACGCCTTTTACGGTTTGATAGCCCATGCCCACCAACCCAAGTTTACCGATAAACTCAGTAATTCCTGCGCCCATAGAGCCGATACTACCCAAAAATGAGGCGTTGGTGGCGGAAGCTTGTTCTTCGAATGCACTCACAGCCGAACTAGCCTGACTAAAACTGCTATCCAGTGCCTCACCGGTCGCACTGGAAGTAGAAGCGAGACTATTGAGATCCGATCGAGCTTGCTGCGCTTTTGCTTCTAAAAGTGTAAGTTGTGCTTCGGCTTCTGGGATACCACTAATAGCCTGTCCTGCATCAGCAGAATTTTGTAAAGTTTCTAATTTTAGGCGTGCCTCATTGACCTTACTTTCAAGCAAAGTAAGTTGAGCTTGTGCAACATCGGTCCCGGTGACGACTTTTGCCATGTTTGCACTACCATTCATTTTAGAAAAAGTAGCGGTTGCATTCTGAGCGGCAGTTGCAACATCGGCAATATTCGATTTTGCAGCGGTTGCCCCACTCGTCAATCCTGAAAGATCGATTTTAATGGGGACAATTAATCCATCAAGCGTTGCTGGCATTAGTGACTTGTATCCCTTTTAGCTTTCTCCGTAGCGGCATCGACCGCCGCTTTTTCGTCTTCCTGTTCCAGTTCGTAAAAAGCTCGCCAATAGACCAATTCTGTCAAGCTCAGACGTTCCATGTATTCCTGTATGGTCATGCCTGAGCCTGCTATCCCTAATTCCCGGTAAAGGAAGAATCCGAAACGGAATTGTCCGTCTGCAAAAAATCGTCTTTCGCCTCTTGCACTGCTTGAGGCGTGGCACCAGAAAGCGCCTGAATTTGTTCCCCAATGGGGTTAATTACCGAAAGACCGAAATCACACACCCCTTGAATATCGGTGTCTTTAAAAATGCGATTCCCTGATTTGCGCAAAATCAGCGATTTTATAATGGAGGCGGCACCCAATAGGATGGGGTCTTCACCGTCTTTAGTGGTTGCAAGCAGCTTGGCATGGCGTGCAGCAGCCCCGGTGAGTTCTTGTAGGGCAAGATTACCGTCAAGCATCTCCAAACCCGGCAGTGACCCTTCAAAATTGATGATTTTCTTTTTGCGATTAAAGAAGAGCGTACGTACCTCTTCTTCGTTCAATTCTTGTGTCTTTGACATCCCGCTATCTTTCTTTCTATCCGCAAAGGCTTATGCCATAAAAAATTCGTTGGTAAGTTGGAAACTTAAATCTTGTGTAATTGCTGCTTTGGGGTCATCTTTCAAGCTGCTATCCGAAACAAAGCAGTAGCCTTCGTATTTATCCCCACCTGCTGCATCAAAGGCCACAATAAGCAAATCTCGATTGAGCAACATGTCAACAAAAGTCTTATTGACCCAAAATGTTGAGGCTTTGAAGGTGCCCGATAAGAGCGTGGGGATATAGCTTTTAGCCGGGGTTGAGCTAAATACCGTTGTTTCCGCAGTATCCATTTTCCCCGCAAATTCACCGGAGGCCGCTTGTCCAATTTCCGTCACCACAAAGTATTTGCCGCTGGATAGGCGTACATGCGTCCCAATGGGTTGTGTAGCCGTAAACTTGACGCGTGCATTGACCCGATACAACGTAAATCCTGCGGTAATCGTGGCGTATGCTCCACCGGCCTGTACTCTGGCAATAGTGACAGTAGGAGAAGTGCCACCCGTAAGCGAAGCTGTTGTAGTTACTAAGGATTGTGAAGCCAAACCTAATGCGGCGGTAAACTGTATTTGAAATGCCGCACCGGGACCAGGACCACCTGTAACTAATGCATTTCCCGCACCAACAGACGCTAGTGCTTGAAGTGCTGATTGTACTTGTGAAGCGGTAGCATTCCAATTGAGTGCTGAAGTGGTATTGGCACCAAAGGTCAAGGTAAATGTTCCACCAGTGGGGGTACCTGTAATGGTGATACTCTGCACTTCGTCATTGGCTTTTTGCACCACAACGGCAGTTACACGATCCAGGTACCGCTTGGCTTGGTTGGTAATCGTAAATGTTTTATGATCCCCGCTATCAGTCATTGCCTCATTCGTGAAGGCCACGCCTGGCTGAGAAGTCAGAAAAATTTGCGAATTATATGCTGCAATTGCTGCCATCATGCGCCTCCTCTCATGCTACTAGGCAATGGTGGCTCCACCATTCATGAGCAAGCTGACATCGAACGTGACCACACCTTTTGGATCAGCTTTTACACTCATATCCGTGACCCAACAACTCATCGTATGCGTCTCTGATGTGCCGTCAGGGCTGAAAATCATCGTGAGCAAGGTCCGGTTGATCCAGGCATCACGCAACGCGTTTTGGCCTGCATCGGTGGTATTACGGTTTCCTGAAAGTTTTACCTGTGCTGATTGCAGTGTAGGAACGTAGGTTTTCGTCCCCGGCGTATCACTGCTAAAAGAAGTAGTTTCTGCGGTATCCACCTTGTACGGTAATTCGAAGGACATAATATCGTGTACAAGGGTCGATGGACTCACCGTAACTGTTCCTGAATAGGCTGCTGTTGCCATCGTGGCGACTCCTTTATGCAATTCCCTGCAAAGGGAAAATTAATTACTCCAAATATTAATTAATTCATCTATTAAATGTGATTTGGATTTAACAAAAGCTGGAAATAAATAGGGTTGTGGTGCCATTTTGCTAGTACCCAATTCCACATAAGGTGCGTATTCTACCGTCGTTCCAATGGTGCATTCAGCTTTACCCACATTTTTATATTGAATACTGCTTTTTAATTGCCCACCTTTATGCCCAGGTCGATCTTTACCAACCGGACAACGTTGCTTCGCATCATTCTCGGTATCTTGTCCCGCTTGTTGTACCGCGCTGTCCGTAGCCTGTATTCTTTCAGCTATCCATGCGTCTAAAGCCGCATTAATGTCCGTCATAGTGGCTATCCTTGTACCCATAATTTGTAGCGGTCTGCAATATGTTGAATAAAACCATCTTGGACTTCTTCTAACTCTTGCCGATTGTCAAATATGGCTAAAGCATTGTTAAAATCGTCGGATAATACCAAGCGTTCAGAAATTGGTCCGTGTGTTAATTGATATATTTGCGCCATAATAGCTCTTGCTTTTTCAAATCCTTGCTCTTTCGTAAAAACTGACACCTGGATGTAGATATCCATTGCGTCTGTACCGAAGGAAAGAATTGAACCAAGCTGACTGGTGATGGGATGCACAGACACATAAGGAAAACTAGGTAAGGTTGCACCATCTCCGCCTTGATCAAAAATGTTCCATTCTGGTGCAACTGCACCCACCATTAAGGCTTGCAAAGAAGCATTACCGCGATATTTGGCAATCAGTGCTTCTTGTACTGCACCGGCTGGATCAGCCATCTCACTTCACCTCCGTTGCAAGCACGGTTGTGAGCGTGTTGTAACTTTGAGGAGAAAGATCGACCTGAACCGTAAGTGTTTGCCCGTTAATCAGTAAGCGATCCCCATGCATCACATCGGTTCCATAAGAAAATTGCACTCGCCAAGCCGCTAGACTTGCCACAAGATAGCCATAATTTTGAAGCTGACCTGCGGTTGGTTCTGCCATGCCCACAAGTAGCCCATCAGGTGATATCGTGGACCAAGTTACCGATGCACCCCCTTGTGCATTTATTGTTCGTGATGCACGTTGGATTACACAAGATTGATCACACACGGCATTGGTAACATCCGCACGCATAAGAGCTAGTTCACAGGCAGTAATGGGATTCATTGCAATCATGTACTATCTCCCACTTCCATCGCCCATGTAATCGAGCGGGGTAGGGCCAAGTCCAATTCCTGCTAGTTTGGAATGTTGCCGCAAATCAGTACGTGTCAGGTAAATAGTGCTTGGTCGTTGTTTCATTCGATACGTCTTTGCCAGATTTTGCAGATTCGTTACCACCTGACTGCGTTGTAAGTTCTGTCCATCCACGGCAATGTTGTAGGAAAGCACCCATCGCGCTGCCATTCTTTCCAGTAAATCCGCCGCACAACGATACAAGTCGTACGTTTTTCCAGTGATATAGATAGGCGGTAAGGTGGTTTCACTGAAAGACCAATGACCTGCAATCAGTTCTGAAGCATCCGGTGTTACGGTATCAATCAGGTATTGTTTTAAAATCACGTCATCTTCCCAATCCCCAAGCTCCGTGTAATAATCCAAAAATTGAATCGTTGACCCGGTAAACGTGGGTTTAGGAATCATGACCTGATTGCGTACATCCGCACGACTGGCATCTAACACATCTTGAATTTCCTGATCAGAAAATGCCTGACAGGATGCTCCAATTGGATCATTCACAAGTAGGCGCACCCGCGCCAATAAAGAACTCATAGTAGCTCTAACCGTCATCGAATACGCCTCCTCTCTTTGTTGTTAAGGCCGACCCAAGCAAATGTCGCCTTGATACGTAATCGTAGGCGTTGCGCTAGATCCTGGTGCAATCGTGCAAACCAGTTTGATTTGTACCCCGTTAGCTACACTCGTAGGGCTAACCTCAAAGGGAATAAAGAATTCTCCTGCAATGGCACCACTCGTAGGTAGGGTCAAAGGATCAGCCAAAAATTCAGGATTGAAAGAGCTTCCACCATCGTAAGAAACACTAATACTGAACGTGGCTGTACTCGTAGCAGTACCACTAGCACCGGCTGAATAGAGCACACGTGCTTTAAGGCCGCGCCGAGGCGTACCAGTAGCAAGTGTGAAAACAGCACTTGAAAACGTAGAAGTTTTGGTAACACTGGCCTGAAGTGCCAGCAAGGCATCCGTTGCCATGATCGTTCCCTTTCTGGCACTATGCCAATTTGACATCGTACAGACGAGCAATAGAACGGGTAGAAGCGTTAACAAGCCCAACAGCCCAGTCTATAAGAGTTCTGTAGATAACACCGTTATTAATGAGTCCCAAATCTTGGACATTTGGCGCATCGAACTGCCAACCGAAGAAGTGGTCGGTGCTATAGTTGACGGCATAGATGCTGGTGTACACCGCGCTAGAACCGGTTGAAGCCACGCCAGCAGCCGTTTCACCAATTGCACCCGAACCAGCTACACCATTGCCGGGGATGATACGGGTTGACTGGTCAGCTTTGTAACCGATATCACGGACAACCGCACCTTTGTACATCTGAATAGTGCGCCCGAATTGATCTTGCATCACGCTAAAACCACCAGAGGTACCCATCGTACGAATAGCAGCCGCAAATTGACGTTGCATGACTTCATTCATGTACAACACAACCCCATTACCTTGAGGGCTATCAACCGACCAAAGAAGCTGATCAAGATAGACCAAAAAGTGATTTGCCGTGGCTTGCGTCATGCCGGAAAGAGACAAATCTACTCCACCACCGTCAATTTTGTTCTCAGCACGCACACCGTAGGTTCCACCATTGTTAATGCGATAGGCCAAGCCAACAGGTGCATTCAGGTCGCCAGTGACATGATCATTGGCAATGAATTTGTAGTTAACGTCGTAGGTGAGGGCTTTGAGGTAGGCTTCTGTCTGCGTAGCACGAGGATCAACGATAGCGTTTTCTTCCTCGACGATGTACTTATCAACATCAATGTAGTTACGCAGAATGTAGACTTGTTCCTGATAAGGGGTAGGCGTGCCTTTGGTTGAAACGCCTTCAGCGTTGATCTGTGACCAGTTCACGCTAGGCAGATTACCTTCAAAACGTGCGCCGTTAATCGTAAAGGATTTCTTAGAAACCAATGGAATATCAGCGATAACGCTGCCATTGTCGATGAGGGAAAAACTGACGGCTTGTACCAAAGGACTGTTGCTCATCTGAGCGTAATCCGCAAGCGTCACTGTCCCGGCTGAGATAGCCATAGAACCACTCCTATCATCCCCTGCCCAACTAGCAAACTTACTTTCCCTTGCATTTAACGACTAGGCTGCGTAGGAAGAGCGTCACCTCTTCAGAGATTTCCCGGTTGTTAGCTGAGTACGAGATACAAAAGAATTTATTCGTACTACTGACGCTCACGCGCCAATCTATAAGCATCCTGTAAAGATGGACGCTGCCCGGCAGGAAGTGTACCCGGTTGTTGAATTTGCGAGCGCCCTGGATTCATAGCCGGTAAAGTTGGTGTTACATTTGCTTTTATTACAGCAGGTGGTTCAACCGTTTTTGCCAGCAAATAAGGTCTTTTCTTCACTAAAGCTTCCAGAAGTTTTGCTAAATTCGTCGGTGTGCCATCTTCTGCAAACTCTAGTTCCGTGCGATCAAGTAAGAGTGCAGCCGCTTCAGGATCAATAACCCCAATGTTACGCGCCTGTGCTTCTATCTCATAACGCACAACACGTTCTTGCATTTGTCTTGCGTAAGTATCGTGTTGGGTTTGTAGTTCTTTGTATTGTTTGTTAACTTTCTCAATTTCGCTTAATTGCGCTTCTTGCGCTTTTCGTTCAGCTTCTTCATAGGTTGAAAGCTTCTTGCGATGTCGATCACGTTCTTCTATAGCGTTTTTGTTGGAACGTTCAAGATCTTCAAGCCTCTTTAGAGCTTCCTCAAGCGAAAGAGAAGGCTTCTGTGGCGTCTCGCTCACAGTAGCGGGGGTGCCCTTCACGGGCTGATCTACGTTGGGCATCGCGCTTTCCGTAGATGAGGTATCTTCGTTAGGCATAAATTACTACAACCTTTCGGTGTTTGTCAATAAGACTATCCATATATCCTACTATTAGTATTTTCTAGCGGTTTTAATAGTGATTGATTGTGCAAAACCTTTTAATTCTTCCACCAATTGCCTGAGTTCCATCAGTTCTTCGATACAATCTTGTAAAACAACATCCGTATCGTCATCCTGTGCAGGCGCACTACCACGATAATGACCCTTACGGATAGCCGTAAGCGCACTTCGTAGCTCTTCTTCCGTGCGATGTTTCTGAATTTTTTTCAATGGATCTAACTTTGTCATTATTCCCCTTTCACACCACCCAAAGCTTTACAATACCGATAACATTCATGGCATAAGTAGATACGCACACAGGGCATATGCAAGGCGTACATGGGTGTTTCTACACTATTTTCACGTAATCCTAATCGTGGACAATCCGCTATGGCACACTTCAAACGCACATCAAGAGAAACTTGCAACAAGTCTAGTACCTGATCAAGATCATTAGTAGGGTGTTCAAAATCATCAAAAGTGTGTAGTTTTGTCACTTTGCTGTCTCTCCATGCGCGGCTGTAGGTACTATTGCTTCGTCAGTTACCGGGTTGGTTTGCTTATCCGCCTCAATTGCATCGGCATTTTTAATGGGACTCAATATGGACTCTTCTTCAGGATCATAGCCAAGCTCTCTCTGAATGGTTTTGTCCGAAATTCCGAGTTGCTTTTTGAGTAGCGCACCCTGAATGCTAGGTAAATCATCGTGAGGCAATGGATTTTGCCAGGATAGAGAAACATCTATATCTTTGCTCAGGCCATTGAGTACAAACAAGGCTTTACTGACATTAATAATAAGATCCCCATAACTACAGCGTTTTTTATCGGTCTTTTTAAGCAAAGGCATAAACATGAGTTCGATAGCAATACCGGAAACTGTTCCACGTGGGATATCTGCAAGACGCCCGGTTGCTACTCCTGGTACCCCTGATTGTTCATCAATATCACTCCGCAAATTTGAGGCAAACGCCAGCGCGTTGGCAATATCTGAAGCTAATGAAACGGATACGATCTTACTTTCAGGGAGAGGTAAACCAATTATTTTACCGGGTTTAATATCTATGACTTGCTCACCTGCACCTGTGGCATAAATAATTGGTGCGCCAAAGAGCTTGTTAATACGATTAATGTTGCTTTGTACGAAATTGAGTGAGTCGTTGACGCCCACTAAATCTCTTGTGATATCGGGAATACCCCAAAAATCATTGGGTTTTGGTAGATTTTGGCACCCAAATATAGGCGGGAAAACATAAGGCCAGATAATTGGAGCACCGGATGCTGTCCAAGGACCACGTTCCCCTACACGTGACCAATGCTGAATAGACCAGTGTGCATCTACATCGGCAAAAGGATCACCATTATCACCATCATTATCAGGATCAATACGGGCTATTTCTTCTCTGTAAAATACTTGTGCAGGAGAACCTTTAACCATTGCAGCGGTACTGTACTGAATGCAGTAAAGCACAACTGTTTCACAATCCTGTGGCGCGGTTTGTACAAAGATGGTAGAAGGATCAAGCACAACTAGACGATACGTGCCGTTTGGTTCAGGCACAATGCGAAGAAATCCATGACCAGTAATACCGCCATTCATGGAAAGCTTTTGTAGCAGTGGCAGACGCGATTCTTTTCGCCCCCAGGCGCTATTAAGCACTTTTTGCGCTTCCTTTGGTGCTTGTTCTTCAGCAGAAATAGCGATTTCTTGCCCAAATAAGAAGTCCACTCCACGATCAACAATAGCTTGGCATCTATTTGTCATCACATTGTCGTCGGGTTGTCCTTCCATCCGCTGAAGAGGTGGCGTAAGTTCCCCGTTGTACGCTTTCCAGGCATGTTCAATGGCTTTTTGCCGTCTCTTATCTGTTTCCGTGATTTCGTACACAGGTTGTGCCTGTACAGGGACGCTAATTTTGGGTAATGTTTGTACCATAACTAGTGCTTCACCTCTAATAAGTAGCTATGCTCATAAATATTGCCGATCACTTCAAATTCATCACCTTGAAGACAATCTATCCACCGTTCTTCGTCGTAGTGCATGAGATGGCAAAACGGGCCAAATGCTGCATATTCATCGGTGTAATAGACTTGCTCGACAACATTCTTCAGTTCACCCATGTCTTTGAGCACAGCTTTGACGATATCGCCCTCGTAGACTTCTTTGCCGTGTTTATCTTTGAGCCCGGTGAACTGCATCAAATCGGAAAACCACACTGGTTCCCAATCATTCCAACCAACGCCAAATTGAAATGGGATATATTCACGTTTACCCTGTTCTTTTGGTTGAAAAGAAAAGAGCATGCATTTGTTCTCTTTGTCAAAGATGCGAAACTTAATTTCTCTATGCATAAACACCTCTAATACACACGACCACTGTAACGCACCTCAGATGGCCTTAAATCAAAATAAGCCGTTAAATAACGTAAACAATCCAAAGAATCGTCATTCTCTTTTACAGGCTGATCTTTCTTCCCACTACTATCGGTTTGCCAGATGTACCCTTCTGGCTCTTCTTCCAGGCATGTGGGTTGCTTGGCGTCCACCAGCATAGGATCACGTTGTACAAGAGAATCTCGCATAATATAAATGCGTGGTTTTCCATCTCCCGCGTCTTTAAAACGCGATGCAACGGCTTGAATACCCGCACTCACATTCTTTTGAGCTGGAATGGTATTCAGCCCCAAATGGCGTTCAAGTGTGGCCCTATCTTCCGCATCATGATCACAAATAATGGCACGAGGAAAAGGATCACCGCCCGGTTGCCCCCAACGCGATACCTGTTTAATTATTTTTGCGTGGTCTTCCACTAAGGTTTTTGTTTTATGAATTTCACGATAAATCCAAATGCGACCATCAGGGTCTATTGCACCCCAAAGACACACAAACGGATGGGTAAAACCAAAGTCAATAGATAAGTAGCGCGGCCATTCAGGAGGAATGATAGTGCGATCAATGAGGATTCGTTTACGGTCCCACACATCCTGATAGACCATATTTTCACTGGAACTCCATAACCCATAACGCAACCGAAGCAAACGCACACCAGTCAGATTTTCCAATACAGAAAGATAGCGTTGCCCTTCCGTGGTCATATTGCCTTGAATATCAAACAAAAGGGGATTATCCTCATGTCTACTTTCCAGCATGACCGTTCTACCAGCATCCGCACGCAATTTTAACCAATGTTGAGGCGAGTCAGGGTTAGCATCCGCAAGCAATTGCTGATAGGGCATTTTGCCATTACGCAAACGAACGGTACAAGATTCCCAATCCACTTCGTCCAGTTCAGGTGCTTCCTGAACGTAAATAATATCCCACTCACTTGACATAATTTTTGAAGGTCGATCCATGCCACCAACAGCGATAATCGAACCATTAGGATATTGGTATTGCTGAAAGCTTGGCTTCCACGCCACACCGTCTAAATCCGGGCGAATTTTTTGCCAATAAGTAACCATTGCTGACTCAGTGAGGGAACGACGCGTTTTACGCACCATGAGGATACGAGCACCGGGATATTTTAAAGCAGCAAGGTGTATTTTATAGAGACAAGCGAGTGATTTCCCCGTACCAGCAGGACCACATAATAATAGCTCAGGATCACGCAAAGCAAAGACTTCATGCGCCACACCTCTAGGAATGTATTGAATAATTAATTCCTGAGTTGCTGTCATATTTTGTCCACCTCTGCCCCAATTTCACGCACAACGGTGGCACCAGGAGGAAGAGCATCCGCACGAGCATACAGACCCATTAATTTGGCACGTGCATCTTTAATCTGTAGTATGCGATCTACGGCAAAGAGTTGAGATTTTTGGCGTGCATCATCCGCAAAGATAGTCCAGCATTGATGTTCCAGACGTTCTAATGAATCAAGCTCTTCTGTGCGAAGCTCATTTACATTGGTTGCAACACAGCGTTCCATTTCACGCATAATGGCTTTGCGGCATGCACTGGCATTACTGTAACCAGTACGAGAGGCTATTTCTTCATAGGTCATTTTAGTAGAGCGCAATTTAATCGCCATTGCTACGCGTTGTGCAGCATTAACATCACGCGTCTGAGGATTTGTACCCCTTTGATGTGACACCCAATACCCATCCTTTTAGAAGATCTTGTGTAAATAATTAAGTATGTATTGCATAAGGCTATAAGATATATATATATATATGTATTATTTTTAATTATTTCTCTTGAAAATATTTATGAGGTATTTTTAATTAAATTATTGGGGTGCTGTTTGACTACACTACAACCGGGTAAAAATAAAAAAGCAGAGTAGCTTACCCCAAGGAAGGAAGGGGAAGTTACTCTGCTCAAATTAGGAGTAAAGCAGATGTCGGTCAGTGAATATTAAAAGAATTATAAATATTAGAAATAAAGAAACTCCCAAATCACTGAAAATTTGGGAGTCGTTTTTGCTCTATTACTATTGTAAAGCGTAGATGTACGGATGTCAAGACTCAAACACAAGATGGTTATCTATAGTACTTTTTAGTCGTACATTGTATCTTGCTGTTTTTCTCTCGATAACTTTACAATGGTATTTACGTACAACTGAGGAAAAGAGATGAAAGCGACATGCAAGTATTCCAAGATGGTTGGATGCTCTTTTCCTACATGCCGTAGGAGCACTTTTATGTACACAAAGTAAATTCTAAGAAGTAACTGCACGATAAACATCATCACGATAAAAAAGAAAATTTGTAAAACTTGCCACGACTCCATAATTTATTTCCTTTTTTCTAATTAATTATCACAACTAATTTTAGTATGGCTAATTAATTTTTGACTTAAACCGTACTATTCTGAACATTGTATCATTAATTACACCTACTTGACCTTGCGCCTAATTAATTTCTTTAGTTAAAAAATTATCTCCACTATTTTGTTGGAGATAATTAATTCGGCGATGTCTGGGTAGGTTAATGCTCGTTGTAGCGATTTGTCCGATAATCAGACATGTCATCTGAATGTTTCTTCCATCTTTTAAATTCGAAGATACGGCAATTACCGTGTTCTCGATTAAATTCATTCAATGCTTCACGTCGTCCCTCTGCGGGAATTTTGCAAGTCGTAATCTTGCGTGATTTTTTATCCAGGTAATCAACTTTCCAAATCATCGAAATTTCCTTCTATTTTGTGTTTTACTCCCTAACCACACACTAAAATCAACCAGATAATTGATCACAATTAAAAATCCTACCGTAAAAAGGAAAGCGTACACCACCGTGATATCCATGTGAATCGACTTTCTCTCACATAGTGTCCCAATCATCTTCACCACCAAAGTCATCAGCCAAGCTAGCTACGTTTACTTCGTCAATTTCTATTGTTGCAACTGACACATTAACAACATCGGGTTGGTTTTCTTGAAAAGTTATGCCAGCTAAAGCGGTGCGCACTGCTTGTTCAACAACTTCCGTAATGGATTCAGGCGTGACTTTGATAGACCATGCGCTTTCGTCCTGATAACGTTTTTCTAAAAGTTCTGCAATAAAAGGCCCAACCGCAATCTTTTTCCTAGTTTTTTGTGCTTGCCTTGCCTCTTCTTTGAGGAGTGCAAGCACACGACTATCTTTTCTAAAAGGAACTTCTATGTAGACATTCTCATCTAAATTGCGGCCCATAATTAAGCTCGTTTCATCGTAAGCGCACGAGCAATTTGAGCGCAACCTCGTGCATTTGCCTGTTCAGGATCAGGAATCATCGCTAAACGTGGCATCTTCCGCTGTATCTCTTCAGCGACGAAGAAGGGCATGCCTCCCATAAAAAATTGATGACCCACATCCCCTGCGATAAAGTTGTTGTTGGTACCCCATAGAGAACCAGCCTCTTTTAAAATCTTATCGGCCAGCAATCCGGCACCCGTTCGGGTTAAGCTGTAAAGATCTTGCGCCGTTAACTGATTAACACCATAAAAGATTTCTGGATAAGGTTCTTTCTTTGCGCTATTACGCGAACCGTAGGCGCGAATAATGTCCGAAATCTCTTGAACGGTTAAATCACGATTGTAGAGTTCTTTAATCTTATCGGTGATATAATCCGCAATAAACTGGACACCAATCTCTACGCCATTGCACTGTGCTGTAATAGGCTCATTACCTTGGAACATGATTAGTTCGGTGGTATGGCGACCGCCATCAATAATCAATCGGCGTTTGCCTACAGAAGCGGCACCACAAAGAGCCAGGGCAGATGCGCCTTCAATCATCACTTTTTTCACATGGATAGTGGCTTTTCGAGACGACCCGCCGAGTGTAAACGCATGCTCTCCTTCAAAAGCATTGCGCACATCCAGGCGAAGCTTATTTGAAAAGTATTTCAACGGAACGGTAGTCACGAGATCTATTTCATACTCTGCCTCTTCAACAGCCAAACCACTGGCGGAAAGCAAACGAACAATCTGTTCGACTGAAGAATAGCGTGATTCGTCGCCACGTTGTGTACCTGCCTGCTTGTTATGGCGATAGGTCATGTAACCAACCGAATAACGTTTGCCGAGATACTGAATATCAATATCCTGATGATATTGGTCTGTTGCACCATTCTTCCCATGAATGCCTTCGCGCAAGAGGTCCATTTTGTTCGTGGCAATCTCTGCAACAGCAGAAGGAATGGTAACAATGCGCTCTCTTCCGTCATGATCCACTGTGGCGAAGCAGGTATCTTCATTTCCTGCATCCAATCCTGCCGGATAAGACAGGGGAATCGTACTATAGTTGCCGTTTTGCGTGAATAACTGTGCCATCCTTGCTTTCTCCTTCTTACTTCTCTCGTGGTACGTAACAAAATACGTACCACTTTAGTCATTTTCGAAAGTATTTTCCTCTCAAAAATACCCGATAAACGCACTCTGCAAGCTCACTGAAGCCCTATTTTAGCGATATTTTCAAGACTTACGGAGTGCTATTTCGTATGTAACTTGTTACGTACATATTAACATGAGTAGGAAGATTTGTCAAGTCATTTACCACCAAATTTACATCTAGCTTACAAATTGGTAAAAATAAAGAAAAAAGACCCGATCTATAGTAACCGGGCCAATTAAATACGCATTACGATATTATAGCCGACAAAATTTCCCGATATTCTTCCGCTGCTTTTTTGTATTGCGTCCCTCCCTTAGAAGGCACATTCCACACCAGCGCAATAATATCGCTTTGTAATCGCTTTGCTTTTGTCAATTCTCGTACACGTTCGAGTTTAAGTTCTCTATCACTAAGAGGCGCTATTACCCCAGGAAGGTATTCTGTAGTCACTTCTTCAGCGACTTCGGCATCGACTTCTAACTCCACTTCTTCGTCGTCTTCCAGATCGTCTTCTAATGCGACTTCCGAAGTCGGTGGAAGTACAGGAGAAGTAGGAATAACAGGCATTAACATGCGGCGAATAGTGGCACCATCTGCACGTGTTGTTTGGGGTGTTATCATTTCTTGTATCTCACCATTGGTATCACTGAAAAAGAAATGGCCTTTTGCCAAACGTAATGCTTTTGCTCCATAGTGTCCACTGATAAAACGTTTGGCATTATCTTCATCACTGAAACGATGACAGATACGTGAGGAGAGAGAAGAACGAATAGCCGCACCGCAATTCTTTCCTCCTAGATCATTCTCGCTCCATCGTTGCGCTATAATCATGACGTAAATTCCGAACTTACGAGCTTCCTGAGAAATCGTCAGAATTAGACTTGTAAGTTCCTGCTTACCGTCTTCCGAGAAATTACGTATCAGGGCATTGTATTCATCGAGCACAAACACAATCTTGGGTGAGGCGGCATTGCTGTTTTTACGATACTTATATTCTTTTGCCAGATAACGAACTCTTACTAATACAGCCTGCTCGTTACCATCGCAAGGAGGGCACTCTTGAATATGGGCGCTTTTAATCTTAGAAAATTCGTAAGCCAAGCTTTCATTTTTGTTCTGAATATGGGGATCAACCATGACCAACTTACAACCGCTCAAAACCAACTGATACAACAATGAGCGCACCGTAGTAGATTTGCCAGAACCAGAAGCTCCACCAATACCACACGAATACAAATCCTCAAGCGTCCCATAACGTGGTTCACCATCAATGTACCCAAGCAGTAATTTCTTTTTCTTTATCGCTTTTAGAATGGTCTGGTCTTCTAATAACTGTTTGAATGAGGGTACCTCACCCAATTCTTCGGATAAGAATGCACGAGCACGTTCCGCAAGAGATACAGCACCATCAGTATCACCAGAACGCAACATAGCGAGAATGTCAGGATCAATGCCGTCATCTTGCGTGTTTGGCGCACTTGTTCCCATCTCACCACGAACGCTTTTTCCATTCAAAGCACGATACAGATACGACGGAATGTTTTTATTCGCAGAACGCTCAATGGGTTGGGGGAAAGGATTACTCCCCCCCATAATGCGCTCGATGTCATCGGCAAAGACAAACGCACCAAGACCTAGACCTAGACCTACGATAGTTCCAATTGCACCCTGATGCATTAGTGATAACGCTGGTTCTGCTACAAAGAGTGTGACCCCTGCCATTGTTGCTTTTTTCTGAACGTTAGCCATTACTTAAAACTCCTGTGCAGCGTGTTCCCACAAACCAATTCCCAAAGGAAGTCCTACAACGACAAGCCCACCTATTGCTACAGCAATTAACCCTTGCACGAGGATACCTGTACCGGGGGAAGAAGAATAATCTGCCCACCCATTAAGAAGGATAAGTAGTCCACCAACTACCGCAAACAAACGTGCAAGTGCGGGATTTACTGCTGAAATCTTGGCAATTGCCACGGAAAGTGCCAAGCCAAAAATCAACGTCACTAATTCCACAATCCAGGCATAGAGCCAACTGGTAGCTAATGCAATAGGTGCTTGACCTGTAATCAGGAGTCCTGGTTGTTGAAGAACATTCCAAGATACGCCGGATACAAGCATCGAACTACCTTGCGCTAGATACTCTGAAGTCTGGATTTGTGTAATCGTGGCACACAACCAGAAAAAGAGAACACCGGCACCAAGAAGGAAAAAGATAATGGGACTTGATCCAAGCTGCTTATGCAAACGGTTCCATTTACCAATCGGTGAGGCTGAAACTCTAATCTCTTCATCCATGAATGTAATCCTTTCTATAAGGTGGAGACGAAAGCTACCACCACGGCTCATGTAGCCAATTCTTAAATCGTTTGCCATATTCCGGCAAAATTGGATTTTTCAAAAGCTTGATTAATTCGGCTTTTTCCGTAAGAACAACGATGGTATCACCGCGAACACTCGTAAAACTAGTGAGGTCTAAAATCTCGGTTGCTTCAAAACTATCTATGTCTATAAGACATCCTAGCGCACTACAGTGCTGAGAAAAACCTTGTAGTGCTTTCCAACGACTACGCGCTTTGATAATGAAACCTTGAAAAGTTTTCCCCTTTCTATCGCCAAATGTTTGTAATTCGGGATAAAAAGCACGCTTCTTTTTCTTGCGCTTGCAAAAACTAATTAGATATGTGCTCTTCGTAAGCATGCAGTTTTCCATTCTTTATTCTGCTTCTTCAGCATCAGACCAGGACTCTTCTTCTTCCTCAATTTCACGACAAACTATTTGTGACATTTCGGCAAACTCACGTTTAAAGGTGTTGTAACCTTCATTGTCCCCGGCTTTAGCACCCCAAATTTCGTTCATATAGCGAACTTTTTTGGCTTTTTGGGTATGCAATTCACGAAACAGAGCTAACTTGTCTTCCCATGATCTTTCGCGGGGTATTTCAGAAACTATTTCTGGCATTTCGGAAATCTTTCGCGGCATTTCGATGACGTTCGTAGGCATTTCGTCAAAATTCCGAAATGATTCCGCCACCCTTGCCACAATGGGTGCATCTTGGGCGGCAACAAAGGGTATTGCCGTATGCATCATGCTTTCTACTGAATCATTAATATAGACCTGACCGATAGATAGTTGTGTTCCAAGCGTTGCTTCTGAAGGTGTACAATCCATAAGTAACGCCACTTCAGACAGGGAGTTCTTGTGGGTAATTACAGCAGGAAAGGATTGTCTAACATCTGCCGATCCAGAACTACTTTGTTTCCACCTTTGACCACCGGCTATCATGAACATCCCATATTTACGCCCCTCATCGTTGATTGCAGCTATGGCGTTGATAATTGTGCTTATGCCATCGGTCCCTTTAGCCTTTCTAATCATGGCAGGCAATTCATCCAGCACAATGACCCACGGTTGGTACACAGTACTTGGTGTGAGTTTACGATTCTCCAATTCGTCATTCACTGCACTGAGTACATCTACCAATTGAGCTTGACTGGCAGCAGGACGAACCATAAAATTTGCAACTGGTTCGAGCTTATTTGCGATGCTCTCAGGATTTCCGATATGGGGATCAATAATCACCAGTTGAAAACCGTAGAGCACTGCCTGCAAGCTAAAGAAAGCAATAGTACTGGTTTTTCCGGTACCATTCTTTCCTCCTATAGCAATCGAGCGTACATTTCCAAACTTCTCAAAGCGTGGCCCGTTCAGCGTGTAACCCATGCAAAATCTTTTATCCGTCATGAGCAGGTGCCTATTTTCCTGTGCTAAGGACACTAAATGGTTCTTCATAACTTCACTCATTGTTGGTGCTGTGCCAAGCTTCGCTAGCGCCTCACTTTCTACAATAGGTGCCTCATCTCGATAGTTGTTTGTGGTTTTTTCTGCCAATTTCGCAACGGCAACACCTGAATTGGAGTCATAAGCTACGTGATTGACACCCACAGAGAAGACGGCATTACGGCGGTTTTGTGCGGAAGAAAACACATGTTCAGCTTTGGCGTGTGAAAACATAATCCAACATTGTGTAAGGATCATGCACACTACCCACACTGACACAGATCCAGCCGCCAAGTAGAACAAAATGGTAATCACCGATACCACTTCATTAAAATGTTTGATAAGCAAGGCAACAAACAGCATAAAGCCAACGAGAGACAACGTTCCAGACAAAACTGTGATGGCTGGCCCCGCTGAATGGGCAAAATTAGTAGTGATATGTACCTTATTTTCATTTGCCTCTACAGCATTGTTAGAAAACGTTTGTTTGTGATGAAGCATTTTTGTCTCCCTATCCACCTTTACTCTGCTCTATGTATCTGCTACCATAGTAATGTTTGCAAAATTTTCACGAACTTTTTGCAAAAATCCTACCAGCGTGGCCCTTTCAAAACTGCGGCTGGTGGGATTCCCTCTATTGTTCGTTAGATTTGTCCGTTCTCAAAACTTTCAACTTCGCAAGTTCACATTTCAGGAAGAACTTTTTACGCCCTACCCCACTACTGTACTTCGTTAACTTCTTCCCATTTACGTAGTTGTTCAGCGTGTTCCTACTCTTTATGCCGAGAAACTGCATTGCGCCCTTGACATCCAGGTAGTCATCATTATCAGCAATATCTACCATGCTCACCCCCTTTCTATATTTGTTCATTTATGTCCTCTTATGTACTTAATTGTACATAATTGAGTATCGTTTGTCAAGGGCTTTTATGGGCAATTATGATCAGAAATAGAATTTATCGGCATTTTATGGTTATAGGCAGAATAATTATTTTACAAAAATAAAGAATTGTTAGAATACAATTAAGTCTAAAATTTTAATTAATTATTGGGAAATAAAAGGCAAGTTGGTTGTTACTAACTTGCCTGAATGCACACTTGACTGTAAAACAACGAATAGAGCATGTTTAAATTATTTTGACCAATGAGTAGTTTGATACGAATATTTCAAACGGAAATATTTAGCGACCAAAAGAAGATCACTTATCATAACAACGGTAGTACCGTCACTGGCATAATTCGTACGTTGGATGTCGTACACACTGCTTGTTTGCGGAATTTTTAAGTTTTTGCGTTCTTCTTTGGTGGGGGTACGCAACGAAATTAACTCTTCGATGTGTTCGATAGCCACGTCATATTGTGATTTTATAAGCGCAGGCATGTCAGTATCATCATCAGAACGCATCAATTCTAAAGTCGCATCAGTCACAAACTCACGCGGATACCAATTACACACAAGACGATAAGGTGTGCCTTGTACACCCTGTAATCGCCCACGTTTGATCACTGGAGTACCCACAGCTTTACCGAAAACCTGAGAAATACGCTCGTTCATGGGGACAATTTCGGGAGTACCCACATTAGATACCGTACAAGGTATCCCCTTCTGCCGAAGTGCATGCACAAAATTTTGCTGAATACCGTGAATCACGATGGGCAATTCTTCGGTTTCTTTGCTTTTACGCGCTTCACGCTTTGTTAGAACATCGTTCGCTTGATAGTATGCCCATTTACGCCCTGGTAGCGTATATTGCGTAATGGTAGGTTTAATGTTGGTGTAGAAAAGCTGTCGAGACACCTCTAACAACTCAGATGCTTCTGAAGCAGACAAATATTCTACACCATCTAGATACACTGGCATGAAACGTTGTTCCTCAATTCTTTCTAATACTTGTAGATCCAAATAAAGCATAAGACATTTGTAAAAATTTGTCAACCTTGACAGAATATTGATACATTTCGAAATAGTTGCGCTAAGCTTAATTATTTTATTTTTTCTATAAATTAGTTTTAAATAATATCTGTAAAAACAAAATAATTACTCAACAAAAAAGAGCCGACAAACTAATAGCCGACTCTTTGTGACATATAATCACCCCGAATAAAAAATGTCATTTTTCCGAACGGTTTTTTTCATCGGTTTTATCGAGTGCTTTTAGCGCATCTGGTAAGAAAGAATCTAGCAACTCACGCAATAACCTACTGGCAGAGAGCTTCTCGTTCGTATGTTGCGATTCGTACAACTCACACACCTGTTGAATTTCCTTCCTCTGGTCCTCAAATATCTCAAAACTATAGCGTACCGTCTTACGTTTGGTGGGTGCCAACACTGCATGAATAGCCCGTTCGGAAAATACGTGCGGTTTTTTCGGTCTTTGAATAGGTGCAACTTTCTGTGTGCTATCTTTCCGTTCGGTTTTCTTCAATGTTGTTTCTACTTGCTTTTCTTGCTGTAATGAAGACGGTAGTTTTGTCTCACCTAAAGATACCGGCGCTATTTCAGCCGATAAATATGCAGGATCTTGTTGTTCAGAAACTACATTTGGTTCAGCCGCCGCAGAAAGAATGTCAATTGGCTGCACGGCTTGGCGCATGTTTTGAGGAGATCTGTTGTTGAGCATGCCTTGTAAAGCATTTTTAGTTTGTTTTACCACGATTATGCTCCAAATTATCAATAACGTACTCTACAAGCTGAATGTACTCCAAAGCACCAGAGGATGTGGGATGTGAAATAACCATAGGAGAACCTTCCAGAGAAGTATTCACAAATTTAATGGCAAGCTTAATCTCCATCGACAAAACCATTGTTGGATAATCCTCTTTTGCTTTATCCACCACAGCTCGTGAGATGGTGGTATTTTGTACCATGCAAGGCAAAATACCCAACACCTTTAAATCAACATTATGCCCACGATTTGAACCGATGATATCACCATGCTTCACCTGATCTACATCATTGAGAATACGTGCCAAACCTTCTAATGCCAAATAGTGTGCCTGTAGAGGAATAAGCACGTAGTCTGAAGCAACTAAAGCACTCAAAGAAAGATAGGAATGCCCCGGCTGTGTATCAATGATAATATAGTCAAAATTCGCTCGAATAGGCGCAAGAATGTTGCGCAATTCTTTGATTGAGGTTGCCTTCATTCCGGCACCCACATCTTCCAAATCCTGTGTGGCAGGTAACACACATAATCCAAAATCTGTCTGCACAATCGCTTCTTCAGGGCGCATATGAATATCTGTAAACAGGGTACTAATTGAACACTTCAGTCCAAAAGGATTAATACCAACGCACATGCTCGCATTTGCCTGATCATCCATATCCACCAACAATACTTTTCTCCCACATTTAACTAAACCTGCCGCTAAATTCGTTGCCGTGGTGGTCTTTCCTGAGCCACCCTTACGTAAGGCAATTGAAATAATAAATGCCATAACATCCTCCTTGTGTGTTACTCCTTAAAATATAGTACCATTTTTTCGAACGGTAATAACGAATAAAAATAATTGGGAAACAAATATAAATAATGGCATTATATTTGTTCAATATTTTAAATAAATACGGAATATAATTAATTAATTGCCGGATTAAATAAAAAGATAAAAAAAGAGCAGCCACAAAACGTGCGCTGCCCTCAAAATTTAATACTGCGTATTTTATATTTTTGGGGAATAAATTAATATATTCTTTATTTATTTAATTTATTAGGGTTCAATATAAATTAAATAAATAAAGAATATATTAATTTATTTAATTTTATATTAGTTTTAAATTTTATTCTTTGTCCTCCGAGAAAGGTAAAAGAATCGTGAATATCCTTCTTGCACCTCTACCGTGTTTTACTTTCCCCACGGCAATAATTTTTTTCTTTTCCAATGATGCAATACAGCGTTTTAAAGTCAAATCAGTCATATGTAATTCCTCTGTCAAGAGTCGGTTACTTGGGTCAGAATGAATGCAGTCCACAGAATCGGTCATCAGGTAAACCAACAACGACAATTCTAGCAGGGGTAAACCTGCAACTACGCTATTTTCTTGATACATTACGTACAAGGCGCTTAGAAACTTTCTACGCTCTTTTTTATCGACATCTGTTTCTTGATCAAGAAGGTAATCAAGCGGGGAATAAAGTCGTTTTGCGCTCTCTCCACTGTGATAAACGGTAATATGAGTCAACATACTATCCTCCACAAAGGGGTTAAAAAATCAATAATACAAGAATAATAACGGTTTAGGTGTTTTTTGTCATTACCCGATTAATTATTTTTATTTATAAATTAAAAACCGATTACCGATAAAAATAATTAAATAAAAAGAGTAGGCTAGATTGTTGTTCTAACCTACTCTTGGTGTCTTACTTGCTTGTCTCTTGCTCGATTTTAGCGAATGTTTTTTTACGTAATCTCAAGCTAGATACAAACGAATAAAAAAGCATAATCAGGCTAAAGCAAAAGGTAATGAGCACCAATAAACTAAGTAATGCACTCATGGTTTGCATAAGTAGAGTCACGATTCATCCTCTTCTTCCAGGCCAGAAAACAGTTTTTCGACCAATCTCTGACGCATCAAAGTAATAGCGCGGATCTTAAACCCTTTTTTATTTTCACCTTTGCCGTATTTTTCGGTCATAATTTCACTACATTGTCTGAGATTTTTTCCTTCCAACGTGAGCTTGAGGAGATGTAGTTCTACTTTACTGAGCGTTTGAATCGTTTTTTGAATTTCCAAGAGGCGTACTATTCCTTCTTCTTGCGAGGTATCTATAATTTCTGCTATATCCTCATTTAAAGGCACGTTCAATTTGGTATCTCTGGTTACTTGATTTTCGTAGTAACGCCACAATTCGTGCTTCAATGATTTTAGAAGATACGGCAGAAAGTTCTCTTCTTCACCTACAAACAAATTAATGCATTTTACAACCGCAAGATTAGCGACCCCAATCAAATCATCCAACTCTATCGAGTACGTATTCGTACAATATTTTCTATAGTAACTTTTGGCGTGTATTTTCGCCGTGCAAAGGTAGTCTTCTGCGCAAATGTTCATATTCTTCCTCGTGAAGAAAGTGGGTGGGGGTAGTAGTTCCCCCACCGGGCAAACTAACGATCAACAAAGAGGTCGGCGTGTTTTTCCACAATGTACTTGATCACCGTATCAGGATTGGTGCCACCGGCTAACATGGCTACACTGGCACGCAGCGTAAAATCCAATTCCTCCACACGAAACTTGTCTGAGATCGTGCTTCTCCCTTGGGCCAATGCTGCAAAACGCTCGACGTACGACGATTCTGACTTTGGGAATGCGGTGATTTTGTTGATTGAGAGTGCCATCTGTGATATCCTTTCAATTGACATCTGAACTTTTACGTAAGAGTGGTGTGAGTAAGAAGATCCAATTCTTACTCACATTTCTTTAAACCAACACCGTATCCTTAAAGGTGCCTTCCCAACGACCATCCACACAACGTACATACACATCATTGACCTGAAACCAACGCACAATCTCCGCTCGTCTCTTTGTCTCTCTTTTTGTGATAGTGCCATTGCGCAACTTTTCCATCAACTGGTTGTACTCCTGCTCAATTTGAGCAAGCATCTGATCCTCACTCACGCAACTTGTCCTTTCGAATTATTTTTCTTTTTCTTTAAAATTTGTTTCGAATAATTATTTTTATTAATTAATTCGAAATGTTTACATAATCCGTACGTCTGAAGAAGCTGGCGATTGGTGCCATGCTCACATGAGCAATAATGCTTATCAGCAACCAGCATGTAGTAGTACCCTGCAAGCTCACTTGGCACAAGGGTAAGCGTAGCACCATGCGGAATAAGCTGCTCACGCTCTTCTCCCAACACAAAGTCTTCATTTACGCGTGTGACCTTACGAATTTTAAGGGTTACATCTTGCTTGAAGGTAACTTTTGCCGGTGCCTTGGGTGTCCAGGGAACTTGCACCACACGTCCTTCCAAATGCTTTTCGTATCCGCCCAAACGGACTGGTGCGGGTTGGTAGTGTGAAACTCTTTGTTTCGCGGAAATAATCTGTCTACTGGTTCTCATGGTCACTTCTCCCGAAGTACTGATTTCAATATTGTTTCCTTTGACACTCTTATAATACCATCTAATTAACACGTTGTCAAGTGTTTTAACATCGAATTCCCAACAATGTCAAAAAGTCACAAGGGGACGGAGAGTGTAAACGAACTTGACAACGTGTACAGATCATGATACTATGAGGTAACGAATGTAAAAGGAGGTGTAAAAATGGGCAAAGAACTTCCCATGATTGCCGTGGCAGAAGAATTAGGTGTTACCCGGCAAATGTTAAGTCAACATGTAAAAGCAGGGCATGTCACCGCTAGACGTGTCGGCGGTATTCTTCTGATTGATCCTGAAAAGGCGAAAGAAGAATTACTGGAATGTTCCCCGAAGTTTGCTTTACGTATGTATCGTGAAGAGAAAAAGAAAAAATTAGAGGAGACAAGTTAGATGCAGAAAGAGTATGATTTTATCATTGATGTGTGGCTACCAGGGCAGGGAGAATTGCAGCAGCCTGATCCAGAAGTAGCCATCTTTAATTTACGCGCTTTACGCACGTTTCTGAGGGGTTTTATTATGGAGAATCAGAATAGTAACCTAGAATGCGATATCGCCCTTACAGCCGATACTAAAGCGCATAATGGCCTATCTGTGTATGCACCTATCGGTACCGGTCAATATCGGCTGAGAGACGGTCGATTACAGGTGATTGAGGAAACCGGAATCTTGGTGGATATCCTGACAAATATTGGCTTGTAGTACGTAGTACGGGTCAGCAATGGCCCTATTTTTATTTCAGCAAAGCGAACGGACGATTCCCATTTAACGGTGCTTTATCGCACGCAGACAACGCTTCTTTTTGAGCCGGTGTAGTTAATTCACGTTCCGCCTCTTCACAAATTTGTTCCAGCTCTTTCTTCAGTTTCGCAGCAGCAAAGCGAGCATTTTCTACAGTTATGCAGGCCGTAATGTGGTAGCAGTAACGGCATTTGTTGGTAGATACATGAGGACATGTGCAGGAGTGTACACTATGTGGGCGAAGGGTCACGAAATATTCCACACCTTTATCATTGCGAACCAGCAACACAATCTGACCAGCGACGTACTTTTTTCCGTCTTTTGTAACGTGATCCTTTTTAATAACGTAGCGTGCCAATATAAGAATGTTGCGCGTCTCTTTTTTAGTGTTGCTCATTGCTGTTTCCTCTCTCAAATATGCTTTCGTATTTCTTCTTACACCTCCATAATACCATATGTTAAGCCATCTGTCAACACTTCGTGCTATCAATTTAGCTACAAATTTAAAAAATTGTGAAAAGATATTGACGGATGGCATAGGATGATGTAAAATAGAAACAGCACATGTGAAAGGATAGTGAGTCACTTGATTGAAGAAAAAGACATGTACACCTTGAGAGAACTGATTGAAAACTTACCGTCTTCTCTTAGGAAGTTCAGCAAGAACTATGGTCTTAACGAAGTCACAATAGCACGCTTACGTGATGGAAAACCTGGATTGCGTGGCACCATCAATAGATTGCTTATAGCACTTTCAGCAACGTACGGCAAAGTATTCACCATGCATAATGTAGGTGGGATTATTCTTAGAGGCGAAACACCGGATAAAGATGTGGCATAGCAATTGGTAGCAAAGAAAGCCTAATTAGCTGGCACCAACTAAAAAGAATTAATTTTAAAAAGACCAATAAAAGTTGGTCTTTTTATTTTACAAAATAAATAATTATAATAAATACACGTAACGCAGTTTCTAGTTTATCCACCTGTTTACTACTAGAATGGACTTTTTCGATCTATTAAAATCTTTTGGAAATTAGTACTAAAAATGTTTGACAAGAGTGTTATAGTATGGTATTATTAGATAGTAGTTACGAGATGTGAACTTCGTAACATCGTAAGTAGAAATGAGGTGATTTTCAGTTGGAAGAGCTTATGACAGCAAGTAAGGCGGCTAAAGAAATCGGTGTTTCATCGAACACCATCTTAAATTGGTTTAAAAAAGGTAAGTTATCTGGTAAAAGATATAGCGGAATGGTTTGGGTGAGGTTAGCAGATGTGGAAAAGCTTAATCAAGAGTCGGTTAAAAATCATCAAAGACGACGTTATATGGAATCGTAGTTTTGGGCAAACTAAAAGAGCAGCCCAATCTTGGCGGATGTACTGCTCTTCCTAGTCCGGTGTGTTCATAAATTAATGTTTGTTTTCAACCTCCTTTGTTTAAAATAATTAATTCGTAGTTATTATAGCACAGTGCGAAAGCCAAAAGCTAGGGTTTTGACCGGAATTTTCTTAAAAATTAGAGAAAATTTGTTGCAACTAACAAATTGTTAGTGTCAGGTCAAAAATAAGTGACAAATACAAAAAAAGTCGCTAAACTAGAGATTCAATCAGGGAACAGCTTTCCTGCGTGAGACAGCGAATTAATTAAATAAAACAAAAAATAGGAAAGGTGAAAACAAATTAAATGAAAACCACCAAATTATTCAAGCAAGAAAATAAGGGGAGGCTGCATGGTAAAAAGAAAAGCAGCCGGGGTTAAGTGGCTGCTGTTTCATGTTCTGCGAGCATTGGGAATGGCCGTCAACCTTAATCCAATGTCTCCCTCACGTTTTAAAACAGCTTTTTAAGCCATTTTAAAGGAGTAATATATGGCTATTATATCACAGAACACTTCAGAAAAAAAGGTAGAACAGCAGGAAAATTCTAAGTTTAACTACGAAATTTATAAAGCGGCACTAAATTACCGGCAAACACCGGTATTAACACCGTGGACTTTTTGCACGAATGACACACCCTATATCGATGCAAGAACCGGCGAAGAAAAGTACGCACTCATATCTACAAGGGCATCAGAGGCTTCTAATGCTGGAAAAGCAGTATGGGTACAGGTTAATCCAGTAAATGAAGAGACTGCCATCACAAAATCCGGTAATCCGAAAAAAGCGAAAAAGTCAGATATCATTGCTATTCATAACGTGAGCATGGAATTTGAATACCCACAAAACCCAGAAATCTCCCATAAGGTTGCACGTGATTTTGTAAATCGCTTAATTGCAGCAGGTTTTGTAGATCCTTCCCTTCCAATTGAAGATAGCGGTGCAGGTGATCATATCATCATTCCTATCCAAGCGATAGATATGGAAGATGAAACACAGGATCTTTGGAATGATGCTGTAAGACGCGTCGTGCAGAAACATTTTAAAAAACTATTCTCAGACGCATGTGCTTCTCAAGGTGTAAAACTGGATGATAAACATATGTGTCTAGGTAGTTACAGCATTGAGCACTTAATGTCAGTACCAGGCACCTATCGCCCATATAATCCAGATAAAAACGATTGTGATGCCTTGAAAAATGGATATCTCAGGGGTTGGCTTTCCCCATATGTAAACGGTAACTATCCTGAACGAATAGAAAGTGAAGCAGTACGCAGACTTATTATAGAAGAGTTTGTAGCAGGACCAGAAGTAGCTAACACCACGGCAAAAAAGAACGAAGATGCTACCCTGGAAATGTTTGGTAATAGGGCTGAATTTACGGAATGGCTTGAGGACTATTATCAAAAAAAGCAAACTGGTGATCGTTCTATCGATTTTAGTACGGTAGTGTGGGGTTGCTACGCAAAATATGGCGAAGATGTTACCCGCTTACTTACAAAAGAGATAGACGAACTCTGCGGAAATAAATATGACGAACGGGCTGAAATAGAACTTGAGCGTTGCTTGGTAAAAGCAATGAACCAAGTACAACGAAGTGCCAACATAGCTAAAGCTTCTGCATTACCATCAAATCCTGAAGTTACAGACGAACAACTCTGCTTCTTTACTGCTGACGATGCTGGAAACGCAGATGCCATGTATGCACTTTTTGGTGAATACTTTCGATGGTGTGGTACGAGAGGTTGGCTATTCTATTGCGGTACGCATTGGGAATTAGATCCAGAAGGTGCAGTAACAAAAAGAAAAGCGGTCGAAACACTTAGAACAAGAAGACATGCGGCGGTAGAAAATGAAAATGAAGCTGTTCTAAAATGCACAAAGGGGGATACTAGAAGAATTTCCGGTTGTCTGGATTTATTCAAAACCCTTGTAGATACCGACATCATCGAATTCGATAACAACCCTGATGCTATAAATTGTGCTAACGGTGTGGTCGATTTGCGTACTGGAATACTTGAACCGCATAACTCATCACAAATGTTTACCTATTGCTTGAAAGTTCCCTACGAACCATGTGATTATGCAGAATGGGCAGATTACCTAAATGGTGTTGTGGGCGGGGGTAAAGAAACTCTCGACTATCTTCAAATGTCTGCGGGATATTCTCTTACCGGTCATACGAGCGAGGAATGTCTATTCTACCTACATGGTCCAACCAGAAGTGGTAAAGGAACTTATGCAGAGACGATGATGGGTATCATGCCTGAGCCAATCTTTACTATGGTGGATTTTAACAGCTTTACCTCGAAAAGAGAAGGCGATGTTAGTAATTTTGACCTTGCGCCACTAAAACCATCACGGTTGGTGTTCGCTTCTGAAAGTAATCAGTACCAAACTTTAAATCCTGCAAAAATTAAGCAAATGACTGGTGGCGATAAAATCACTTGTAGCTTTAAGCACAAAAACTTCTTCACGTATCGACCACAATTTAAAGTGTGGATGCTCAGTAACCACCAAGTAAATGGTGATCCTGAAGATGATGCTCTTTGGGGAAGAGTACGGGTTATTCCCTTCCCAAACAGCTATCTTGGTAAAGAAGATAAGTCGAAAAAATCACGCATGAAAAGCTTGGAGGTACAAAAAGGAGTTTTATATTGGGCAATATTAGGCGCTATTAAATGGTATTCTACCGGCTCAACCGGATTAAAAACCCCCGATGCGGTAAAGTCAATCACGAATAAGCACAGAAGCGATTTGGACTATGTAGAAAAATGGTTTGAGGCTTGTTGTGAATCCGATCCAGAAGCTTGGACATCTAGCGAGGAAGTCCAAACAAGTTACCTAACTTGGTGTAAAGCTAATGGTGTTACCCACCCAAAAAGTCCGAAGGGTTTAGCTGAAAGTTTAAACAGACTAAAATGCGTCACAGGTGATGAGGCGAGAAAACGTGTAAATGGTAAGCAATTGCGTGGTGTAAAAGGGTTAAAACTTGTGTCAAATAGCCCTGAAGAGTATGACTTTAGTAAAGAATTGTAGGGTGAGACGGCAAGACGGCAAGACGGCGAGGATAGGTTAGTCGTCTATAGTGCTAACTTTCAGAAATGGTCGGACCTCGACGGCTCGCCGTCTTGCCGTCTCACTAATGATAAACCCGCTTGTAGAGCGGTCAGAGCTAACAACAAGCGGGTTGTGATTCGACATCACCAACTAATTGTAAAACAAGGAAGCGAGAGAAAACAATGGTTGTGGCAATTAAAGAACAGGAATTTACGGGATATCAACCGGCAAAAGTAGTTACAATTGATGGATTAAAGTTTTTAACCAAAAAAATACAGGAAAAATCAATCCCGATAGGATTTGACTTAGAGACGACCGGGCTAAATCCACGTCACGATAAAATCGTTACAGTCAATTTTGGAACAAAGAGCAGCCCATATGTGCTTGATGCTCGTCCCTATTATGCGATGGATGAAGAAGGACAAACGCACTGGAAGTTGACGATACAAGAGTTCATCAATGCAACTCCATTAGTCATAGGTTTAAATTTAAAATTTGATTGGGAATTTATGTTTTGTCAGTGGGGAATAAAAATAAATAAATTAGCAGACGTGATGGTACAGGAACTTCTCATTCATAGCGTAGGTTGGAGTGAGGCTAAAAAAGCCGGTGTAGCTGTGAATATGGATGATATGGCTACCCGCTATGGCTTCTCTGTTCAGAAGGACATGCAAAAATGGAGCGTAGATCTTCATAAAAAACCAGAATGGGATATGCCTTTACCAGAAGAAGAGTTGGAGTACGTTGCACAGGATGTGATTGTTCCTATTCTGATTTACGAGAAACAATATGGAATATTGGAGAGAAAAGGATTATTGCCTACTGCTTCTTTAGAAAATGCGGTTTTGCCTGCATTTGCCTGGATGGAGTGTTGTGGATGCTTTATTTATAAACAACGTTGGAATGACCTTCTCAATGAGTATCGTGAGATAGTGAAGACCATAAAGCCTGAGTTAGAACGTGAATTAGGAAAAGCACATTTTGCCATCATGCAGAAAAAAGTTGCTGCTTATAATGCCTGGTTGATGGAAAAGGAGAACCAGAAAAAAGAAATAGAAAAATCCTATATGGAATTGTTCACCAAAGGTAAGATAACTTCTCAAACCAAAAAAGCTTATTGTGCCACGGCAATTGCAGAATGGGAATTGTCCCATAAAGCACCTAAAAAAATTACACAGAAGACTTTTCTAGAACCATTCAATCTTGGTTCATCGGCACAACTAAGTGCAGCATTAAAACATTTGGGATTTGATATAACCTCTACTGATAAGGGTGCGTTAGAAGTCTATAAAGATAATCCGCTTATTGAAAAACTCTTACAATGGAAAAAGTTGAACAAGTTACTTACCACTTCTGGTGATAACATCCTGATGCTTATTGATGCAAAAGATGGACGCATTCATCCTGAATTTGCACAGGTTGGTGCGGCAACTGGTCGAACTTCTTCCTTTAGCCCTAACTGGCAGAACTTGCCAAAAAATGACAAAAAACATCCAGAGAAATCAGTCAAGCGATGTATCATAGGCGAAACCATAAATGGAAAACAAAATGTATTGCTTACCTGTGACTTACCTAATATAGAACTTCGTATTGCTGCTGATATGTCTGGTGATCCTGTAATGCTTGATGCGTTTGATCGTGGTGATGACTTACATAATATCACTGCTAGAGCATTATTCAATCTATCACCAGATGTTGACCCTGATAAATTAGTGTTTAATCAAGGTAGGGGAATGAGAGACGTTGCTAAATCCATAAACTTTGGCATTTTTTATGGCATGGGAGCGCCAGGACTTGCTAGAGGTATTGATAGCACCGTCGAAGAAGCCGAAACATTTATCAGATTGTTTAGAGAAAAATATAAAAAAGCTGCTGAGTTTCTGGACATGCAAGCCAATAACGCAGTTGAAAATGGCTATTCTGAAACCATTTTAAAGCGCAAAAGATTTTACAAACCATTACCTCCAAGACCGGAATACGGTACGCTTGCTTGGGACGACTACAGCAGAGCAAGAGGAAGTATTCGAAGAGAGGGGAAAAATAGCCCTATTCAGGGTACGTCAGCCGATATCATAAAAGTTGCTCTATTCTACCTTTACAAGTATCTTCCTGAAAACTGCCTACTTATCAATTGTGTGCATGATGAAGTCGTGGTAGAGTGCCCGGAACATATGGCACAAGAGGTAAAAAAGGTAGTTCAAACTTGTATGATGGCTGGTTGCCGTAAATTTCTGAAACGCGTAGCCATTCCAGAAATGGAAGTTTCTATAAATTACTTTTGGCAGAAATAGTAAACAAGTAAAGATGTATTGCAAGGTCAGAACGAATGACTGACCTTGCTAACGAAAGGGATATTCAAAATGGAAACAATATTGGAAAAAGTAGCAAGGGCAAAAAAAGTAGCGGGTCACTTTGATAGCGTGTGGGCATGTAAGACATGCAATAAAGTGTACATAATCGCCTGGAGAGATATGCAATTTCCCGGTGGGGGTAGTTCAGCCGATTGGGAACATGTTTCTTTTCCTTGTGGGCATGAGAGTTCTGATCGATATGATAGCAATCGTCATTGGGTACGTAGTGTTAGTGAATTTGAGTAGTTTTGCGGGAGTTATTAGGAGGTTTATATGAAAGAGACAAAAGAAAGCATAGAACGTGCAAAATCTATGTTTAGACAATCTGATGTTGGCACTATTGGTTTTGAGTTTGGCTTATATTGTCCGTTTTGTGGTTTTAATTACAACCATTTCAGCAATATCTACCAGTACGACTCTGCTGATGGAAAGATCAATGTGCCTGATCCTTATTCTCTTGGTTTGCGTGGAAATGTACTTGCAATAGAGTTTTACTGCGAGAACGCGCATAACTGGACATTAGTTCTAGGGTTTCACAAAGGGCAGATCTTTGGGAAATTATTAAAGGACAAGAAAGATAATCCTGTTTAAATCACTTAAAAGAAGCGTGTAATTGTACATGGGCTATATAATTTCTTATAGCCCATTCTTTCCAAAACGTTCATGTAAATAAAATGCGTGTAGATAGGGAACTAGTCTCACCGTACAGGAGGCGCACAATGAACGTTTTTAAAAACCAAGAGAAGTTTTCGCAAAGCATGCGTACAAAGTTTTTAGATCGATTTTATCGTAAAGCAAGTTATGAGGGTAAATTTCAGTATTTCGACGGTGATAGCATGGTAGACCAGTTTTTTCAGTGTCATTTACATTGTGACACGCTGGCAAAGACCGGACCAAAGGATTTCCTTCTCATTGATGAGAAAATTCAAAAAAGTTCTTGGGGTACCTTCTTATTAGAGACAAAACAGAGCACGATTACCAATAAGCCCGGTTGGATGTTTTCAACTGGTTCGGATGTCATATTGTACGCGTTTTGCTTGTACGGTGAACGGGCGGAAATTATTGGTTTGAATACGTATCTCTTAAATGTGCGCTTGTTAAAATTGTGGTTTGAGAAGAATGCACATCGCTATGAAAGACGCATAGGCATGCACCAACCCAATAAACCAGAATTTATTCTTGTGCCCATTGAGGATATAGAAGAATTAATTATCTTTAACGTAAAAATATTTGAAAAGAATTTTGAGATAATTAAAAATAATTCGGTAGCAGAAAAGAGTGCTTAATAAAAAGAGGAGGCTATGTACGCCTCCTTTATTTTTCCCATCCTTTTGGTCTACGCATTTCGGTTGTATCCTGTGGCGAGGTCCAATAGGAAGTTGGTCCTTTTTTGTTTTTTGCCATTTCGCCATTATAGGTTGCTTTATCTGTCTTGTAGTTCAATCTTTGCCTAAACCCAAGTTGGCGTAGCTGCACTAACACCCTTCGTACATCCGGGTCATTCTCATAGTTGTCCGTGTACACACAGATGACTTTAAAGCTTTCTGCCAGGGCATACGCATTCGTCATCATGGTAGCAGACTTGGCAGAGGTACCAAGTAATCCCTCTACTGTTGCTTGACGGACCTTCTCCCAAGCGTCATCAAGGAATTCCGTACTCACAAATATCAACCATTTACCTATGCGAGATAAATCTACCGTTGTGTTAGCAATTGGAATATTGCCTTTGTACGCATGTACCCACATTTCCTTTTTAATCTCTGTAGGTTTTCTGAGGTCTGGTTCTAGCATCACTTTACTCCTCTTTTAATACGCTATTACACATCGCTTTCTTTGATGCTAGATATGGTATCACATCAGGCGTAGTTATTTAATTATTTATTTTTAATAATTGTTTCTAAGTATTTTACTTACTTATTAAATTAATTATTCCGAATAAAAAAGAGAGGAATTGGTTTCCTCTCTTCAAAAAACTACTTGACCAGCATGCGTAGTTTATTTTGTGTCTTTTCAATGTTCTCTTCGTATTCACGAATCATACGTCGATAAGTTTCTACAACATATTTTTGCGTCAGAGGAATACCTTTGGTATCTCGCATCAATCCACGCGTTAAATCCTGCCAATTTATGATACCATCTTCTAGCATCTGTAATTTCGCTTGTGCTTCACTCAGGAGAAGAGAATCGTGTGCAATGCTTTTTTGGTATTCTTCAAATTTTTCCTTTGTATTGTGTTCGCTCACTACTTTGCATCCTTTCCCTATTGTTATCCTATTCTAAACCCTATGTACCAATTCTCTTTTATTGTGTAAAGTACGGTAATGAAGATGACCACACATCCAAATAGCTCACTTTATGGGTAGTGTACACTAATAAAGTGATGATTAACATATGCATCGCGTCTCATACACCTGAATGGTTGTCATGGCAAGACCGCTCCGTAAAAGGGTATTTCTCTTCTATAGTGGTGATATCCTTTTATTGCGCGTTAGAAGACCTTCACGACGTTTGTAGTGTAAAAGTGCTATCATTGCACACTTTAAAATAAAAACCCCTCTAGCGGCCTTACAATAGCCATTATGAGGGGTTGTTCGTTGGGCGAGCTTATGCCATTGCTTGTTTTTGCTGATTATTGATGGGATTAGCGACATAACGGTAAAAGCTTTGACGGCTTTTAAATCCAGTCATGCCCATAATTTCTTCGACAGTATTTTGTCTGGCAATATAGAGTTCTTTAGCGCGTGCTAAGTTTTTCGGAGGTATTTTATCTGTTGCTTTTGGCCTACCGCCTACTCTTCCTCTAGCACGTGCCGCTTCAAGACCCGCCATTGTGCGTTCACGAATAACATTGCGTTCAAATTCAGCCATTGCCGCCATAATGTGGAACATAAGTTTTCCGGTTGGCGTAGTGGTATCGATGTTTTCAGTAAGCGATTGTAATTCAATACCTCTTTTACCTAATTCTTCAACGATTGCAATAAGATCTTTGATAGAACGTCCGAGTCTATCCAATCTCCACACTACAATGACATCACCTTTTCGAGCCATATCCAGCATCTTTAAGTACTCAGGACGATCAAATCGTTTTCCGCTCATTTTGTCTGTAAAAGTGCGATCACATTGAATTTTTTTCATGGCATCCTCTTGCAACGCCGTTGTTTGTGTATCTCTCGAAACACGAATGTACCCAAATTTCATTGTCATCCTCCTTGAATATTTCACTAATTGATGAGTTTATTGTACCATAACTCATTGTGCATTACAAGAGGTTGTACGTTGTTTTAGGGACGAGAAAAGATACAGCTATTCAAGTTATTTTAAAAGAAAAATTTGGAAATTGCGCGTATCTACTAAACGCTCGTTTTTGGAACAGTCCAAATAAGCCATCAATCGGAGTTTTTTTACACGAAAAAATGAGCACTCCATCCAAAAAAGGAGAGTGCTCATCATTGCGAAGAAAGAAAGAAGAGGATGGAGGTTTTGCCAGAACCTCTTGCGTGAGTAGAAATTACTCGTTCCGGCAATTACCTTTCAATCACATCCACTGGTTCGGTATCGGCTGCATAGGGATTACAATTTACGCGTGTAATCGCCCTTTCACGGATTTTTGCGATTTCCTGTAATTGGGGATCTGTACTCACACGTATCAGTTTGATAACCCCATGTACTGCGGCAAAGCAAAAACCGAACACAATAATAGGCATAAATTGATATGGATCAGATGTGATGTGTCCTCTTACATAGGCATTGGTTACGCTTATAGCGATCACTACGCCACCTGTGATCAACGACCAGAGTATTTCAGTAAGGGCATGATAAAGCGGCGTCAGCGCCTTCTCTAGTGACATATGTAACCCCTATTTAAATACCAGATGGGAAAAGAAAGCGGCGAGCACTGCGGCAAGACCGGTACCAACCAGGGTAAAAAAATACTTTCTCAAGCGTTCCACATTTGCATCCATTCTCCCCATGATTTCATCGCGTAATTGTTTGTTATCTTTATCCATTTTTTCTTTCAGCGAGTCACGTTCCTCATTGGACCATTTCATATCCTCATTGTATCGGGAATTTATAGCCTTTAGTTCCGACTTAATTTCTCCTATTTGTCGGTGAAAATCTTCATAGAGCACATAATATTTAAATTGTTCATTAATTGCATCTACTTTGGTGCTCAAATCTTTAATTAATTGCTCGATAAAAAAGTTGGATGGAGAAGGCATGACAAATCACTTTCCATAAGTAGCTAGCTAGCAAAAATACAACAAAGATCGTGGTTAGCAGTGTGCTTTTCTATTGCAATTAATTATTTATTTTAATTAATTTTATGCCGCATTTAATTTTTTACATATATTCTAGACCAATCCCCGATGTCTGGACCAGAAATCGCTTCAATATCGTACCAAAAGAGTTGTGTACCATCACCCTTATCTGTTAAGTACGTTTTGACAGAACGAATAAGGAATATTTCATCGTGAATGTCGTATTCAGGTAAGAATACGGTCAAAAGTTGCCCTGGTGCTAGTCCTGTTCTGAGTGTAGTAGCGGTTAATGTTTGTCCTAATACGCCGTATTGCGCTATTCGGGCTTGAGCCAAAGCATCTCCCGCCGCCTTGGTAATTCCTCCCCCATCTTCTACATCTTCAACAATACCAGAACTACCTTCCCGTATTGCAAGAATACTCTGACTATCGGTATTGTCGTAAATAGATTCCGTCACAAATTGTCCAATACCCGCAAATTTAAGAAGCTGCGTTTGGTTATAGACCGGAGAGGACGTATCGGCCACAATACTGCTGTCCCCCACGGCATAATAAAAATCTCTACCGGTATCCACATTTTTAACACCCACCGTTGCCGCTACCCCATTTATTGTAATGGCGGGTGCAGAAGCCCATGCATTACCGAAGGTCCATGAAGTACTTACCCCATCACCAAGCCGTGACTCACTGACTGCTACGGTGTCAATCACATTGGTAATAATTTGGCGATTGCGATACATATCGGATTGATCTAGGATTTTTACCCCGGCCAAAAAGTCTGCTGTCCCATCCGACCTTAAAACACTCGTGCCTATCCAGGGTGCAGGCATACCTGTTCTGGGTAAGAAGTGCGCAACTTTAAATCGATCAATGTACCACCAGTAGTTTGATTGCTTGGCGAGATCATCCAGACAATCTGAGATATATTTTCTTGTGTAGTCTGTTTGTGGAATAAGTGACCCTTTTGCAATGGTGGAGCCATAAGCCGCCAAGATATGATCGGTTATTTGTGGAGTCATTGTAGGGTCTGTACTGGCTAATCTGAAACGAGATTGTAGCGTACGTGCAGTTACATCGTCGCCTAATCGCAATATCCACAACTGGTAAAATTGCGCCGTTCCACCGTCGTTCCAAAGCCCACAACGCCCACTGGCAATAGGTACCCCATCAGTAAATTGCATGAGTTGTAACCCATCCACGTAAATGGTGACTACCGCTCCTAGCATGGTGACACGAAATCGTTTCAGTGAACCGCGTGGAAAGTTGATTGTTGTTGTAGTGATGATAGCTGATGGGCCACCGCTAAAATACTTAGTAAGCACTGCGGTATTAGGGGTACCTATTGTGCTACTAGCATCACACACGGTTAGCGCATAGAAATTACTTGGATCTGCGGCTCGCCACATCAAACCACCGGCATCACTTTGATCCATATCAGTGTACATGTCGATATCGTTATCGAAGACGGCATGGTAGAATGCCCCTGCGCCACCCTCTGCAACGATACGACTATTTGCCGTGTCCTGTGTCCAACTAGCCAGGGTACCTCCGGTTCGTGAGGTATTGGTGTACACATAGCTACTACTGCCATCAAATGTATCGTAGAGAGGATCTTGTTGCGCATTCAATCCCGGTATCACCCCACCATTGGAACTGGTGACATCTACCCAAGATCCCCCATCAACGGCGATATCTACTCCTAATGTTGTCCCTGTAGGGGTTAGCGCATTCCACTCAACTAAGCTGCCGCCAAGTCTTCCGACATTCGTTAATGACATGGTAGGGCTTATGCGTGTTCCCACCGCGTTATAAGCACCTGTGACCAAGACGTACAAATTATCCAATCCCGGCATGCTTTGGGCGGTAGTGGTAAATAAATTTACCCGAATTTTGAGATTGACCCCTGTAAGCGATTGCCCTGCCGTGAATGAAGTAATTTCTGTTCCATTACTTACACTTTGCCACGTTACCCCGTTATCTATAGAGGTGTCTACCGTGACAATATTATTAGAATCAGGAGACGCTGACCGATCCCGCCATGAAAGATAACTATTTCCATAGGTTCCCACACTATTGAGGGAAATATTTGGTGAAATCCAGGTGCCGAATAATTTATCCATCACCCCAAAATTATCAAAATTAAATTGGGGAAAAGCCGTAGATGGAGAACCACCAGTTGCCCCGATAAACCCCGCTGAACCAAATGTTGCATCAATAGCCGTAATACACAGAACGTCATCTACGTACACTTTGTGCGTGCTACCATTCACATCTACTTTCAGTCGGTGCCAACTTTGATCAGAAAACGATAGGGGTACATCGGAAAGTAGTGTGGCAGTGCCACCCGCTGTGGTGTTAGTTCCTCGGGAAAGTATCACATCTGTGGCAGAAATCGCCGCCACATACGCATAACTTCCGTTATTTGAACTGAAATTAGTGGAGCGATACACCATGCCAATTTGAATATCTGAAAGTATCTGCACATCTATTTCAGCGATAAAGTTTTGATGCTGTCCTGCAAAATCAAACCGTGTTTTAGATTCATTGTTTGCTGATGGGTTGCCAAATTCATACGCACGTTTAATAATTCCATCGCCTGCGGTACCTAAAAATCTGGTTTGATCTGTGTCGTAAACCGCCAACCCAAGATTAAGATCCCAATTACGTGTCGCCCCGGTCAGATTGAGCACGCTACTATTGGCAATTGTTGCACTAAAACTTGCGCCTGTTTCACTCCCAGAAAAAGCGGTAGTGTACGCAGCATCCGTTTTAGTACAAAAAGGTGCGGAAGTAAGCGTGATCCCAACATCCTGAAGCGTCGGGGTTATCTCTGGATTGGCGATACCATCAAGATAATAGAAATCTTGTAATATGGTGAGCGAACGACCGGTCAGGTTCATTCCTGGTACAAGATTTGGAATGGCACCGTTATTCGTGCATTCCATCGCTGTTCCATTATCCAGTGAGCACCGGATAGCCACTTTTGTGTTTTCTGGTTCAATGGCATTCCAACTTATAATAGTATTTTTTAAAATACTAGCAGCCGCCACACTATAAGCGGTGGACACTCTCCTATGAATATTTGTTTGAGGGAAAGTATTAACACTAGCTTCATTTAATGGAGCACCAACAGTTACGTATCTTTGTAAGTCATACACAGGCACAACACTGAGATTGACATCCTTATAGCCTGTGGTTTGTAACTGCTGTGCTGTGGTAGCCAACGTCGTATTAAATGCGGTGAGGTGAATGGTTCCTGTATCACCGGTACGCACAAGGATATTTCGGAAATAGGCCGCATAGGTTCCTGTTTTTTGTCCTCCCAACCCCACTGCAATATAGGTAATAGATTTCCCGGCAAAGCCGCTCAGATTGAACCTCCGAAAGTACCATTGACCATCGGCATAGCCTGCAAGATCATTATTTGCCCCCGGTTCAATGCCGTTAAAATCCGAATAACCCAAATCCCCGTTTTTATCTTGTAACCGTGTCCCATCTGTGCAAACTACATCCAGTGTAGCCTTTATTTCTGGGCTGGTTGAATCTATCCAGCAATAAAAGGAGACGCGATCGTTTGCTTGGATGGTGTACGTCCCACTCCAAATTTTATAAAAAACCTGTGCGTTCGTACTATCTGGGACATTCATGGTTCCCGTTAATTTAATAGCCTTAGAAGACGTTGCGGTAAGGCTATTGTTTGCCGCCGCAACATTTGTAAGCGTGCCTGCGCTAAAAATTGATGTGGTGTTTTCTACGATTGAGACGCTCGTTCCAGATGGTGCCAGTTCAAGATCACCATCGGCAACGTTATTTGCGCCTACTGTATTGCTGAGTGTCCCTGATGACAGTTGTGCGGCTGTGGTTTCTCTGCGTGATTCATAAGGTGCGGTGATACCTTCCGCCGTGAGCGTATTAAGTACCTCAGTGACAATAGGACCGGCAAAGGTGTTCGTAAATTCAGGTCCAGGGTAGCTCCTTTTTCCTGTCAAATAATGATTGTCATTGCTATCTATTTTTGAGAATAGCAAATCATTGGGTATTTGCTTATCTTCTTCTGCGCTATTGACGAAACCTGTGTAGAGTACCCCCAAATCATGATCTGCAATCGTAACTTGCTGACTTTTTGTGAAGTGTTTGAGTCCCGTATCATCTTTTATCGTCATGCTAGCTGTACTCACGCTAGAAATACTGTCATCAATCTCAAAGCCAGAATAGAGCACTGAAACAGGCGTTCCTGCTATGCTTACCATTACGCCCGGTGGTAGTTCACCCGTACTAGCAGAAGAGGTTGCTTCTGCATAAAATGATGCAAGGTTGGTATCGGTGATAGTAATATTAATATTTTTTATTGTCGTGGCATCAGCACTAGCTTGTGTAATTTGCTCAGAAATTGTGCGAAACCCGGCTTGTTGGCTACTTGCATCAAAACTGGTAAGTTGTTCCGTCTGTGTTTGTACCCCTTGCAAAGACGGTGTAGCCACAAAACTGGTGAGTTGTTCTGTGATAGCAATCGAACCAGCAGCCGACGCCTCGGCCACAAAACTGGTAAGTTGTTCAATAATTCCAGTGGTATTAATTGGGATTGAAGCCGATTGTGTTGCCTCGGCAAAAAATGTGCTGAGTTGTGTATCTGTGATGGTGGTGTTGTTATTTTGCAGCGTGGTAGCATCCGCCACAAAGCTTGTAAGCAATGTGTCGGTGATAGTCGTAGAACCGCCTGCAAGTTGATATCCTGGTGTGATAATAAAACCAAAGGTATCACCAATATTGGTGGTGGTATCTGTGGTTAAACGATTCAATCGAAAACCTTGTGCAATATTCGCATTTGCATTGGTGGTGACATTCGCAATAATGTCAAAATAGAGCTTATCTCCTGTATTAAAAGATGGGCTAGCAGCCGTACCGGTAGTAGCAGGAGAATAATTAGTAAAAGTTCCACTAAACGTTTGAGCAGAAAGTGAGGTAGTAAATAGATTGGTGTAGCTACCTGCGCTAGAGCGTATCCACCCGCGTAGATATAAATCCGCAATGAGGGTGCCGCCTTGTGTCAGGCCGGTAGTACCATCCCATTGTGAGGCATTTAATCGGATAATTGAGGAATAGTTCCCCGCAAGGATTTGCTGACCCTCAAGACTGGTTGTATCATAAAGAAAACCATTTCCCGATGGTGCGGGTATTGATACATTTGCGGTAGCACTGAAATTGCCCTGCGCCGCTATTTCCACAAACCCCGTTTGTGTGCCGAATACAGTGTATGTTTGGTTGGTAGTAGGAGACGCCAAAGATGGTGAACCATTTACCACGCCATAGAGTTTATTTGCTGTGGTCAGTGTGGTGGATGCTTCATTTGCAAAAGCTAAAGTAAGGGCTGTGGATGAACCGGTAGCCAAAACACTTGCTGTGGGTATGGTGCGTGTATTTGTCGTTTGCAATGCGGATGTTGTGGTGATGGTACGGGTATTTGTTGTTTGTAATGCCGCTGCTGTGCTGATGGTACGGGTATTTGTTGTCGCTACATTGGGTTTGAAGGTGACAACACAACCCGCCCAAAACTGTGCAGTACCTATGGTGTACTGACAAGCTGCTGTTCCGGTAGATGACGCTATTTGATAGAGCATCGTCATCGTATTATTGAGTGCAAGTGTGGATTCTAAATCTTTTGTCCACCCGGTAGTAATACTACTTTCTGTTTGCGCACTATTTTTATAGGCTAGACTGGCAACCCATAATTCAATGGCCTGTGTGGTAGTAGCAGTGGTTCCTGAAACAATGGTTGTTGCCGTGACAGGCGTAGCAATCGTATCTCCATTGCCCGTTTTATCTACCGGTGAGGCTTGCCAACCATTTGTTGCATTCCATTCTTCAATACAAATATAGGCGCTATGTGAAGCACTTAATGTCCAGGTCCACGATGTTTGCCCTGCTTGTCCCGAACCAACTACCAACCACCAGATGCTTGTTTCTATGGTTGCAGAAGCACCGGCTGGTTGGTTAATGGTAGCTTGTGTCCAACCAGTAGGGCCAGTAAAAGTAGTGTTATTACTGCCCGTAGCCACGGATGCGACTACCAAATTTCCTTGTGTAATCCCCGTTGGTAAGGTAACTGCTTGTGAGGTAACGGACCCGGTGGAGTTAACCGAATTACCCTGTACGCGACTAATTGTAACGCCACCACTACTAGCGGTAAATGTACTCGTAGTTACCTGTAAATCGTTCGCCACACCTGCTGTAGATGAGTTTGAAACATAAATAATAGGATCATCATTTGCACCTGTTGTGTCATGCCACCAAATATCGATATAAAGTAGGTCGGTTGCCGTAAACGTAGTGGCAGGCATGGATGTAGCCGCAAAAGTGTACGTGTTTTTATTGTTGTTGACACCAGTGACATTGATACTTCCAATGGATGAGTAAGTTCCACTGGTGTATTTGTAAAAACGCATGGTGACATCAGTTACGCCGGTTGGACTTGATGAAAATGTCGCTGCTGCTGACCAATTTCCTGCCGCAAACGTACCTGCGCCCGGTGAATATGTCCACCCTTTTCCTGATGGGCTTCCAATAGCCGTAACACTTGATAATGTCGCTGCCTGTGATACCACCTCTACATATTGGTTGAGTCCTGTTACCGTTGTGGTTACAGAGGTTTCAGTTCCACCAGTATTTGCCGCCATTTTACAAGAAGTTGTCAGGGTGGTATTAGCAACGTTGCTTCCATAAATCACCGTCACTAGCGCACCTCCTGTGCTATAGTTTGCAGATTATAATGGGGTAGTTTCCTGCCTAAAATATTGCCTGCGTAAAAGAAAAATAGAATGGTAAACCACAAATTAAAAATTTTCCGAAAAAAATTTTGTTTCAACGCATTTTTCGAAATAGTGCCTATATTAACCCAATACATGTGATTTACCATTCCTAGCTAACTCTCTACATAATTCCTAATACAGCTTGTAAGTTATAAGTCATGTCATCTGCGTTAGCAGGTAAAGTTCCACTAGTAAGCGTAATAAAACGGTTTAAGTCCCCTACAAATGCAAGAATGGTGGCTTGATCTCCTGACGCAATGCCAGCCGCCGTCATATTGTCGGCGGTACAATTCTGGTTATAGGCTTGATACCGCTCTTGTGCCCATTTGATTGTTGTTCTCCATTGCTGTGCGTCATTTTGGAGCATAAGCGTAAGATGGGCTGAATCCACTGGAATAATAGACATACTCTGGTTCCTTCCTAAACGGCCTGTAAATTTTCTGTAAGTAGCGTTGAGCCATTTTCAAAAACAAAAAGATAAATTGCTTGTGTATTTTTCTTCCACCCGATGCAATGCACCGGAGGAAGTGTCTGTATTTGTTCATCATGAGGATTTAGTTCCACGCGTCGTCGCCTAAAAAATAGGGCTTGTGCGCCTTGTGGAATATCCAACCGGTGTGGTGCCCTTCCTTCTGTGAGGGGTACCAAAAGAACCGTTTTTACGCGAGCTTGATCGACATCCGCAAAGCTGTTATGGATATTTTCATAAACTGCTGTTCGGTCATCATCATAGATTGCACGCCAAGTGTATGCTTCTAATGCTTCTTGTATCATTTAATGAGCCTATGCTTCGTCATACGACAGAATGAGTGAAGGTGTACTTACGGCATTACCGGCACCACCAGTAAAAGTCGAATCTACCCCAAGCACACATGTCACCATGCTGCCATTTGGCCCTGTGCTACTGGTTGCGACACTTGTATTGTCATATTGTGCTGCGGTTGTAGACATTGCCGTGTATCCTGACGGTGTTGCACCATTTGATCCACTTGCGGTGGGTCTATTCCCGGTTGCTGCTTGGGCATAGCTTGCTACCGCTACCGCTTTCCAATAGAGCGCAAGGCCAGTGGTCGGACTGGTAGACATCTTTATGGTGCGATTGGTAATAGTGGTAGTTCCAGTTGCCGTGACCGCGATTACCAAATTTTTAATCCAGCTAAAATTGGTCCCGGTTGACGTTGGGATTGCAATCGGCGTAGTGGAAGTTGCACTATCTGCGAGGTTCCAAACTATGCCGCCTTCTGCATTTGCCCATGAAACGGATGCGCCCGTACCAATTTGTCCTTGACAGGTGGATGCAGCCATCGTGTAACTCCTTAATCTAGAGTTTGATGACAATAATAAAGGTTTGATCCGTTGTGCTATTGATGACTGCCTGCGGCACAATACAGGATGCACCCACTGCCCCACTCACAATTGGATTGGCATTGCAAAGACGGCACCACGTGTAGGTAGCTGCGGTGGTGGTAGCACCAGGGAATTTTTTGGTAATCGTTCTCGTACGGTTGCCAATGCCGGAGCCTGAAAGCGAACCAAAATCACCACTCACCAATGAGAGGTACTGAGCACCAGTAGGAGAGGATGTAGGATTGTCCGTGACCGGTGCAACCGGAACTACTGTTTTGCCAATAGCGTGGGCAAACAACGTGGTAAAACTCGTGACACTGATGGAAGTTGCCCCCAAACTAGCCGTAGCAGAAGTTACACAAGTTTCTTCACTGCCTGTGCTGTAATCTATTTTCAATGTGGTGCCTGAAGCGATTGCAGCAGGCAACGCCGATACAGGCAGTGAAGTTGTAACAGCACCAGAAGAAAGCGCAGTGGTCAACGCGGTAGAACCTGCCTCAGTGCTAATGCACATCACATTCATGGGATTGAATGCCGCTCCTGTAGCCGCAAATAGATTACCAATCGCCCCTTGAGCGCCATTATCTGTAATGGCATTTTTAAAAATAGAGCGTTCCAAAACCTCATTAGTACGATTATCCGTGGTAATCATTTCCCAAATACCACGGATGCCGGGTAAAGGTAGGAGAATATCACAGACTTCTTGAAGTGTTTGTGGTCTTTTTGAGG